GCTCCTGCCCGTGCACAAGAATTTATTCGTGAATGGGTTGAAAAGTTTAATACTCAAGTAATTCAAGGTGGTTCGGGGGGGGCTGCTTATGTTGAAGAAGCCTTCATAAATGAATTCTTAGTTGCTCTCAACAAGGAGACATGGTGGGCCAAACAGACTGCTGTTTGGCAGGCTGTTCAGAAACTACGTTATGACCCGCTGATGCCCGGTGGGGAATATGAGCGGTTGGTGAAGGAAACCGCAAGGTATGTCACTGATTATTTGCGGATGCAGGGGCTTGATGATCTTGATCCTGAAAGTAAAAGGATAAGAGACTTTGCGGAAAATTTGATTCTTACTGCATCAGATGTTGGTTCTAATGGATTGCCAGTATTGAATGCGGATGAAGCAAATAGGCAGATTGAAGAGAAATTATTTAAGGATGATGGGTTCGCTACAAAGGCTGGGAGCGAGTTTGATCCTTCTAGAATTGGACCCGGTGCGCTACAAGATTTGTTTGACAGTTTTAAAGGTATTGCTACTCAAAACTATATAGCGATAGATGATGGGGATATTTGGGATCTGGTTCAGGGTGTCAAGACTGAGCAAATCAACTGGCAGACGGCTTATGACGAGATCATTCGCAGGGTTGGGGATCAGTACAGTTTTCTGAATGGCTCATCGATACTGGATCGGATCGATAACTTTTCGTATAGTGCAGATACCAGTACCTTTGGAGGGTCGTCGTTGAAAAGTCATCTGTCTCCTATAAGGACTACTCTGGCAGATGTCTGGGAGTTGGATGCGAGCGAAGTCAAGTTGCAGGACGTATTCGGTAAGCAATTAAACAATCTGATTCTCAACGAAGATGGCGATGAGAGGTTTATGAATTCTCGTGAGGTCAGCAGGTGGGCGCGTACCCAGCCTCAGTTTGAGAAGACTGATGACTACAAATCTAATATGAGTAACTTGACTGGCAGTTTGCTTCAGTTGTTTGGGGCACGGTAATGGCTGTAGAGATGTATGGTCCCGATGGGACGTTGACATGGGACGAGTACGTTGCACAAGTCAATCCGTCGGGCCGCAAGGGGTCTTATTGGGAGTTCGACCCGAAGACTCGGGAGAGCGTTCTCGTTACGCCGGGTTCCTCCGGCCTTGAGGTTGGTGCACGCATTCCGGGCTGGGCTGATGTCGCCCAGTACGCCGATAGCGGCACGATTGTGCATACGAATGCATGGATGGATGACAAGTCCGATGGCAAGTCCGATGACAACGGTGACGAATTTGAGTCTGATGACAACTTCAGAACTTTGAAACAGGGCTTTCTTCAAGCAATGGTAGATATTGGTCTTGATACTGCGACTACCAATGAGTTGTGGGGTTGGGTAAAGGGCAGATTCATTGCTGATTCCACGTTTACTTCGGCTCAGGCAATGATAGAGGTCTACGATCAGAAGGCATTCAAGGACAGGTTTCCCGGTATTGCTTTGATGCGAGAAGATAAGCGTTACCTGTCCGCTCCGCGTGATATCCCTACCCCAGCAGAGTATTTGGAACGTGAGCGAACTCTTGCCCGCCAGTTAGAGCATTACGGTATGGCTGCTCTTGGTGCGAATCTTGATAATCTTGTTAGAGATACGTTTCTTAACAGTGTCGGTGATACTGAAATCACGGAGCGTTTGACTGCTGCATCGAACATGATCTATAACGCACCGGAAGAAATCAAGCAGACGTTTATGGATTGGTATGGGCCTGCTAGTGATGCGGCTTTGATGATTGCTTTCCTTGATCCCGATGATGAGTGGGGTGGGGATTGGGTCAATGTCAGAAAGACTGTTGAGTCTGCAACAATTGGTGGTGCTGCTGCCATTACTTTGGATGAAACTATTACAAAGCAGCGCGCTGAAGCGATTACGGCTTTGGGTAGGACACAGGAAAGCGTATGGACGGGTTTCGCTAATCTGAAACTAGAAGAAGATTTGTATAGGGAGCGTATAGGAGAGGCTAATCTTGAATTGGGTACGCACGGTACGTCTATTGAGTTCGGCATGAAGGGTGATTTGGTAGAAGGAGAGTTGCGTACTGGTCAGGAACTCGCTGATATGATTGCAGCACGTAAGGCACGCAGAGCGTCAGACTTTGCAGGTGGTGGTGGTGCGCTAATGTCTGGTTCTGCTACAGGGTTTGGAGCGGCTAATGCCTAAGGTTGGTAAGAAGAAGTTTGCTTATACGAAGAAGGGTAAGGCTGCTGCTAAGAAGCACGCTAAGAAAACCGGGAAGAAGGTAAAGAGTGGTTACTAAGGACGTTATCGAACGGGTAGTCGCTACCTTTATTCAGGCATTTCTAGGTATCTTTGTTGTCGGTGGAGATATCGGTAACGCTAAGGCTGCTGCGTTGGCTGGTGCTACGGCTGCGTTGAGTCTTGTCAAGGGCATGGTTGCTTCTCGCTTTGGCGATAAGTCGGCTTCAGTTATGTCGTAATGGAGTGGATCGGGGCGGTTGGTGCTGCTGGCTCGGCGCTGATTAGCGGCATCTTTATTATGATTGCTGCACGCCTACGGCGGGAAAACAGTGATCAGCATTCAGCCAATCAGGTAAAGATGGAAGCGATTGGCGAGGATGTGCGGGAAGTCAAGGTCGATGTGCGGGCTGTAAGGGATTCACACACTGATCATTTGAAGTGGCACGCAGAGCGATAACACGCCTCAATAACTTGTATTTATTTGTAGACCTGTTATAGTTTTCTCTGTAGGCCACTGTGTGCTCTTTTGGGCCGGTGTGTGCTTATCCCATCTTGGACGCCCACGCCCTTGATGAGTAGTTAGTGGAGACAGAACCGGAGTGTGACGACCGGGGATGTTTTTTATTCAGTCATCTACCGCACGGTTCCTCCGACTGTGTGCGATTAGGCAGGAGAGACATCATGGCAGAAGATCAGGAATACGGTGGGATCAAGGAGTTGCGTGACGCCGCTGACCGTGGCAAGAAGGCATCTCAGGAACTTGATCAGATGAAGCGCGAGATGGCGTTTCTGAAGGCCGGGGTTGATACTGATAGCAAGGCAGGACAACTGCTGTTCAAGGCTTACGATGGTGATCTGGAAACAGATCTCATCAAGGCAGAGGCAGAGGAACTAGGCATCCTTAAAGATGCTGCTCCACCGCCACCGCCTGAGCCGGAGAATTCTGAGGCCGATGTGCGTGTTGCACAGGAGCGTCGGGATCTTGCTGCGGATCATATCGCACCTGAGAATCAGACGGAAAGCCCATACGACGCGGGTCATCGACAGTTTCAGGAGATGATTAACGCCGGTCGTTCGCAAGAAGACTCGGCTGCAAGATTCGTCCATACTGTGTTGGAAGCGGCGGGCGGTGCTAACCCTGACGCTCGGGTACATTCTAATCGATAATGCCTACATACGTTTACCGTTGTTCTGAGTGCTTTGTTCAGTACGAACGAGTACAAGGAATGCGTGAAGACGCAGACACGGTTTGTCGGGAATGCGGAGAGGATGCTGCAAAGCGGATTCTTCAATCTCCAGCAACTACGGCTGCGGCTACACCATCAATAAAGAACAAGGTGCCACCGCCTCAAGCGAATCCCGCTTGGGAACGAGGCATCAAGGGAGAACACAGACAGGACGGCTCGTTCGTTCCGTATTTGGACTCCGAAGGTAAGCGTATTGGTGTCAAGAAATGGGCCGATAATCGCACTAAGTATGAGGGATTGCTGCGAGACAAAGCAAACTCTAAAACCACTACTACTTAGGAGCGTGTAATCATGGCTATCGTTGGCTATGGTGGCAAGGTCACTAGTTATGATCTTGACGTTGGTGTCAAGATCAACATGGACGAACTCATTTACATGATTTCGCCTGTGGATTCACCGATGATCAACGGTGTTGGGACGGATGGGCGGCAATTGTTGTCTTCGTCCCCGGTTGATCAGACTACTTTCAAGTGGATGGATGAGGAACTTCTCCTTCCGTCCGCTCCTGCATCTGCTGTCAACAGCAGCACCGGTACGAGCGTTACTGCGGTAACGGTTTCGGCTGCCAATTCCTACAAGTTTCAGGTCGGTGATCTCGTTACTGTCATGGATGAGGGTGCGGTTCAGCACGCGGCTGTCCTTCGGGTCACCGCTATCAACAATTCAACTGGCGTCTTGACGGTCGCTGGTTGGGCCAACCACTCGGCACAGACCGCTATCGCTGTGGGTGACGTTGTTACCTGCCTCGGTACGGCGCTTGCTGAAGGTTCCGATCCCGGTACCGCTCGGTCGGCTGACCGGACGATCCGCTCTAACTACACTCAGATTTTCGGCCCCACGCCGATTCACATGAGCCGTACTGAGCAGCAGGTCGTTCGTTATGGTGTGAGCGACGAGTTCGCCAAGCAGGTCTATGGCCGCTCGGTTGAGAACGTCATCACCCGTGAGCAGGCTTTCCTTTATGGTCAGCCTGTTGACGACACGACTAACAAGATGCGGTCAACTGGTGGGTTGAACTACTGGATCAGCAGCAATGTTGATACCACGACGACCCTGACGTTGGCTGCGCTTGAGTCTCTGATGCAGGATTGCTACAACGCAGGCGGCGTTCCCGACCTGCTGTTGGCGAACCCTGCTTCGATGGCAACGCTGAATGACATCTCGGACAGCGACCGTGTGCGTACCGTCATTGACGATCCGCGCCGTGGCCGCGTGCCGGTCACCTCTGTGTTCCACGAGTTTGGTGAGACACAGTTGGTGCGTAACCGGTGGGTTCACAAGGAGACTGCATTCGTCGTCAAGAAGGAGAACGTCACGCGACGGGTTATTCAGCCCCTCGTTGTGGAGGCTCTTGCTAAGACTGGCGATGCGGACAAGGTGCAGATCGTGTGTGAGGAAGGCCTTCAGGTGAAGGGCGAATCGCACATGGGCAAGTTCACCACCCTGACGGGCTACTAAGCCTTTAGCCGGATTAGTGGGGGGTGGGGGTATTCCCCTGCCCCCCGCTAGGGGCTAGGATCGACATATGCCTACCGTTGGTGATGCCGTAACTCGTACAAAGCGATTGCTTAATAGCAATACACGTACCGAATTGGATGCTGTCGGCACGGCGATTAGTGCCGCTGATACTTCTACGCTTCATTTGAAGTATCAGACTGACGGCATTCGTGCTGGTTCATATATTTCAGTAGGTAATAATACTATTGGATATGAAACCATGTACGTTCATTCTCGTAACGGTGAATATGCAACTGTACAGAGGGGCGTAGACGGTAGCACCGCTTTGTCAAGCATCGCTGTTGGTGTGGATATTGAAGTTGAGCCACGGTTCACGGGGCATCAGATCCTTGAAGCAGTACGTGACGCCATCCGTGGGTTGCCTGCTAATCTGCATGGGGTATCTACTATCAGTCCATCGGTGAGTAGTACATCAGATCATGCAATCAATTATGACTTCTCTTCTACGGGGTTTCTTCATATTATTCAGGCGCTCAGAACGCCGCGTAATGACACGGACAGATGGGTTCGTGCCAATGTCAAGGTCTACAAGAATTCAAACACGACAGACTTCGCCAACGGTTATGCCATTGTGGTACAGGAACCGTTGGAGAAGGCAGTCACTCTCCAAATAACGTATGCCCATCCGCTTGTAGTAGGAACGCTAGACTTGGATACTGATCTTGTATCCACTGTGAAAATGAATGCTCAGATGCAAGATATTCCGTCATTAGGAGCAGCAGCAAGTCTTCTAATGGGGGAAGAAAGTCTTCGTCTTGATTCCCATGCTGCCGGGACATCTCGTATTGACGCAGCCGTCGCTCCCGGTGATCGCGCAAGGTACTCATTGGTACTACAGTCGCAGTATGACCGTCGGGTAAGCCAAGAGGCTCGTCGTTTGATGGCTGAATACGGTGTGAGGATGGATGGCGTGATCTCGTCTGGCTTTCCGACCAGTGTTCGTCGTTAGTCAATGTCTTTGCACCAGTCAGTCCGTGACTCTTTACCGATTCGTTTAGGGAATCGTAAATATAATATAGATCTGTCACGGTTTGCGCGTGCCACTGTAGATCCAATCCGGCAGGGCTTTGATACTCAGGGTACGCCGGGTGAGCAGACGCTCAATCAGGCTGGGGTGTGGAAGCGGACTCGTACCGATTGGGAGTTTGGGGCTGGTCAGCGTGAGGCTGACATGCTTGAGTCGGAACAACGCAAGTTCTATGCCAGTACGGGTATCAATCCGTGGGTGAAGGGCGAGTTATCTCTTCATAAGACCACATCATTGGCGCGGGCTAGTAGCAACTCGAATCTTTACCTCGCTACCGCTACGCATAATGGTACGCCTTATGCCTATCTTGCGGATGCATCGGATGTAATTGTTTCCAGTAATAACTTTACGTCTGTTACGACGATCTCTAACCCCGCCGCCGGGATCGTGCTGGGCCTTGCGAGCGATGGCACCAACATCTACGTGGCGGGTACAAATGGAGAGGTTCAGAAAATAACGGGTACAAGTGTCTCTGGTACTGGCACAGGCAACGTCTGGACGATGAGTGCGATGACCGCAGGCGACGGAATATGGGTCGCAAACGGTTACCTAATTGCTTCAGACGGGCCACGGCTCACTGTGCTTCCTTCAGATGCAGACGAATCAACCGCCAATGATATAACCTCTGCGTCGTTTTCACAGGTTGATACTTGGTCATCGGTCATAGGTACACCCACTGGTATCTATGCGGCAGGCAACCGTGGCAACCGGGGCCGCATCTACCACATAGGTATCAACGATTCGACTGGTTCGCTACGTGCACCAGTTATCGCAGCGGAACTACCTCAAGGCGAAACGATTAACGTACTGACTGAATACAGTGGTCTGCTCTGCCTCGGTACCTCCAAGGGTATCCGTCTGGCACAGATGTCATTGACTACAGGCAATACGTTCGGTGGATCGGCAACAGGTTTCATCCAGTACGGGCCACGCATCGATATCACCAACGGTGTAGAGGTATTCGATTCGCAAGGTGAGTTCATCTGGTTCGGGTGGGAGAACTATGACTCACCATTCGATGCGACTACACGCTCCGGCCTTGGGCGTTTGTCATTGAAGGAACTAACCGGCCCGCTGGTTCCTGCCTATGCCAGCGATCTGATGGTTACGAGTAAGACTGATGCGGTACAGGGTGTGGTTCTGGATGACGGGACACGCCTGTTTACGATCAGTGGTTCCGGCGTGTACAAGGAACACGCAAGCAACTATGAAAGTACCGGGTCGATAGACGAAGGTAGATTCAGGTGGGGTACCACAGAGTTGAAGGCTGGCGTATCTGTCGATCTCAGGCACAGCAAGTTACTTGCCAGTCAGTCCGTCAAGATTGAGATCACAGATGACACGGGTGGTTCCTACTACACCACTTCAGAACTAGATGATTCCTACACGCCCGGTATCAAAGCGGTACAGGTTGCATCTCAGAAAGATCCAACCGACTACGGCTTGACTGCCGCAGACCTACAGTACGTCAGCACCGTGTCATCCGTGACAGGCGAATACATCACCCCTGTCGTGACGCTGGCTGGACCGGGTACCAGTACCCCAACGATGTACCGGTGGACCGTGAGAGCCGTCCCTATGCCGTTCGTAGCGGAGATAATTCAACTACCTATCATTCTTACTACGCAGACCCAACATGGGAACCGTGACGTTTATCAAGATACCTACGATGATTACCAGTACGTCAGGTCGCTGCTGGAGGATCGGTCATTGGCTACGTTCGAGATGGGTGACGAGTCCCGAACGGTGCATGTGTCAGGTGTTTCATATGAGGCTGGTTCGATCAACAAGTGGTCTGATGACAATGGCTGGTTGGAAGGCGTGTTGACGGTAACGATTACTACCGTTCAAGGAACCTAGTGTAAGATAGGAATGTCATGATTCCTGTAACAAGCAAACGAGTAGATCTTTCTCTGCTGCATCCCAAGTTTCTAGAACGGCTTGAACTGTTCTTCGGAGATGGGCGAGTATCGGGAAAGGTAGCCGTCGTATCAGGGTGCCGTTCATACGCTGAACAGAAACGCCTGTACGATAAGTATCGTGCTGGACGAGGCAACCTTGCAGCCAATCCAGATTGGAAACGACCGGGCGGTTTCTTCTACGGTTCGTTTCATCAGGAACAACCCGACGGCTATTCGTATGCTGTCGATCTACGCATTGTTGGCCGCATCAACCGTACCACTGTCACCAGTATCGCCAAACGATACGGCTTTCGACCGACCGTCAAGGGAGAATGGTGGCATTTCCAGCCACGCAATGAAGACGGATGGTTCCCATCAACATCCTTTCCCGACGACGATAAACCTGAACCTGTCATGGATTGGGCTGGGCTACTTGCCTTCATCGCAGAGATCGGCAAGAAGATTGGGCAATGGCCGATTAGACGCGGAAGCAGAGGGACTGAGGTACGTGTCGTACAACAGCGACTCAATGCGCTAGACTTTCCATGCGGAGTAGCAGACGGAATCTTTGGTAGGAAAACTACAAGGGCTGTGATGCAACTACAAAGGGCAACTCTTCTCCCTGCTAATGGGATAGTGGACGGTCATGTATGGACTGCCATGTGGAACCCACAAGTACCGCGTGGCCTCTGACATATCGTTAGCGGATTTCGCTAACCGTCCCAAGAATGGGAGAGCGTGGATCGATGATCTACCAGATGATGTGTTCAATCAGGTATGGGATGCCAGACACGGTGGTTCAATCGGTAAGGAATTGATCAACCGTTGGTTGCAATCAATCGGCTATGCAGATGCGACACCCGGTCGGGTAGAAACGGTGATGTTCCGTGAGCGACGATAAGTCATTGAACGAGTTCGCTGTCGAAGGCGAAGTCATCCAAGAGATCACCAGTCTTTCCCGCAATCTGGGAAAGATCCGTACCGAACGAGATGTTCTCAAAGCACAGATCAAAGAACTTGAATCAGAACTGGAACAGGCTGAGAAGAGAGGCCAACTACTTACAGGTCTTAGAGAATCCACACACAAACCACCGGTCTGGCTTACTAAGAAAGGTAAGAAAGACAGCGGTGTCGTATGTACAATCCTCTCCGACACCCACTTTGATGAAGTAGTTCGGCCAGAAGAAATACAGAACCGCAACGAATACAACAGAGAGATCGCAGTCGAACGACTGGAAACCTACTTCCAGAAGATCATCCTGTTAACAAACGACTACATCACAGGTATGCGATACGAAGGATGCGTGCTGTTCCTTGGTGGCGACATCTTCTCCGGCGACATCCACGAAGAACTAACTGAAACAAATGAAGACACGATGCTTGGATCGGTTGTCTTCTGGACAGAACAGATCGCAGCAGGTATCAACCTTTTAGCCGAACACTTCAAGTACGTACACATACCATGCGTGGTAGGTAATCATGGTCGGCGTACACGTAAGCCAAGACACAAGTTACGGGTACGAGATAACTTCGATTGGTTCCTATCTCAGAACCTTGAGCAACAGTTTAGAGACAACAAGAAAGTCACGTTTGACATAGCCACTGGTGCTGACCTGATGGTAGATGTACAAGACACTACCTATCTACTTACCCACGGTGACCAAGCCAGAGGCGGTGGTGGTATCGGTGGCATCTGGCCTCCACTCATGCGTCTGGTTGCACGCAAACGCAACAACGTAGACTTCGACTACATGGTACTGGGGCATTTCCATCAGTTGATCATGGCTCCGTCGTCTGGATTCCTATTGAATGGGAGTCTCAAGGGGTACGACGAGTACGCTGCTATAGGTAACTTTGCTTTCGAAGCGCCTCAGCAGGCGCTGTGGATCAATGTTCCTGAGAAGGGGATTCTTTGGCAGACAAGTATTCTGGTGGAGTAAGTTCTTCTTCAATTTCTATAGGCATAGCAAGTTCCATCTGCTTCACCATCCATATAAGAACATCCTCAAGTCTCTTCACTTAAACCCTCTGCCTCACACATCGGGCACTCACCGTCATAGTTATCTGGATGCAACAACTTCGTATCCACCTGACAGTTGCAGTTCCAACACTTCACATAACGACGGCGACGTTCATTACTCATTCAACTCACCTAGATCATAGGTAATCAAACGATCAAACTTTGCTTCATCCCACAACTTCTTAGTCAATCCATTCTCACTAACGTCCAACATGAAGTGTAACAGAAAAGATGCTGACCCTTCAATCTCTAGTCTCCAAATCCTACTTTCAGGATCAAGCATTAAATTTGCTTGAGGAGGACGTTCACTAAGATAGTCTTCAATAAATTCTTCATCCTCTTCGTAACCCATTAGATCAAACCCCGCTCCTTAGCAATCTCGTGCAATCGTGCTGCCTCGGCAGACCAATCCACCTTCGCCGTTGATCTACGCTTCACTAATAGCAGATCATAGTTGGCTTCACCTATCTGGTCGATAGTGAACTGACCGAACTCAACAGGATTGTCAGTGAAATACATATGACATGACGCACACAAACAGAACGCATTGTCCAAATCAGTACGAGTCCATGAATACTTGCGACTAATAATATGCGCGCATTGCAACGCTTCAGTAGCAGCACACTTCATGCATCTACCAAAGTCTCTGGTAATCAACGCATGTAAACGTGTCGCCTTACCCTTGTCACCCGTCCCATAAATATTAGCCATCAGTAATAGTAGGCAACGCCACGGCAAACCCCACAAAATCTAGGAATGCTTCGTGAAGTCCACTCATCCCCACAAGACAAACAACCACATTGATAACGACTATTTAAGCCGGAATAAATTTCGGTGGTGGATTCGGATTCTTCCTCACCGATACCCCTGCTGGTGGCGTGTCCCATCCCTCAACCTCCTGCACTATCTCAGCATCAACAATAACACTATCCGCTGCCTCAAGTTCAGGAGCCGCAACGGACTGCTGCAACGAACCAACCTTCGCCTCACCAGAAAGAATCTCCATCGGACTCGTATCCATAGCCAGACGAGGCACAACGAAATGCTTGGTCTGACCACCTGATACACGGGACCGATGCTCAAGGATCAAGCGTCCCTCCATCAACCCCATAGTCTGCATCTGCTGAAGCATGGTCGCCATCGAAGGCATTTCATTCGCAGCATTCCATCCCTTAGACTCCAACCTCCACACCCCACCAAACTTGATCTCAGGAAGGATCACATTCAATCGTGTATACGGAGAACACTTCTGCTGCCCCTGCTCTTTCTGACACAGACACGGTTCAATGTCTGTGTCCATGCCATCTGGAGTCTTCAAGGGAATGGAGACAGTCACTCCATCGCAACGGCGAAGACATCCTCCCCCAGACCATTGCTCATACCAAACATCAATGCTGTTCGGAGGCAGAAACACTCTGATATCAGAAGAACCAGTGATCACTTCCCACTGTTGCTGCTTACTACGAGGCGGCATCCATTTACCTACCACCCCACCATAGATGTCAGCAACCTGACAGATCGCATCATGGTCAGCGGAAGTAAACCTGAACGTGTCAAGTGCTTTCATTGCACGTTCAGTTTTAACCCCCAACCTGATACGCCCCTGTTCAGGGACACGACCAAGGTTACGTAGCGGTTTAACTTCTCTCATCATCCTCCTTGTATGCATCACGCATCTTGTTCAACGCATAAGTAAATATATCTAACGATGACTCTGCTGATTCATATCCCTCACGCAACACTTCAGTCCCCCGATTCTCCTCACCTTTAGCCTCAAAGTAGGAGATCTTCTGGCGACGTTGCTTCAAGTAAGGCTTCAACGCTTCAACAACAGCATTCACTTCCCAATAACCTAGTCCAGCAATAGGCTCATACCCTTCTTCTGAATTAGGATCAAAGATCCAATCAATGCACAGGTACCCGCTCTTGTCTGTCATTCACTACTCCGAATCGTTTATGCAACGAGTCTGATAGTCACAATACCTGCATTGCCACACCTTGCCGTACTGATTCTCCATGATCCACCTGCCGGTACGAGAATCTTCGATCTCTGCCGGGAAGGGAATGTCAGGATCAGAATGAGAGAAGCGACGAGGGATAAGACTCGGCTCACCCTTACCCTCATGAATTTGATCGGTGATACCTGCCAACCGTGCAGCCTCCTGTTCAGCCAACGGGCCAAACTCATCAGGAGTAAAATGCCACTCCGATGCGAACCTACCGATGTCATCAATCCCCTGTGACTCAGCACGTTGAGGACTGATGTTCTCCATTGACAAGTAACCAATCACCAACAAGTCAGCATCCAAAGCATTAGCGTACAATGCACCTTGCAGTACGTGAGAGTGACGCGGACCTTCGCCCTTCTCCACGCACATCTTGTAACCAAACCCGTTGATCGTCTTCAACTCCAATACGATAGTCTTGCCATCGTTGGTGCGAAGAACCAAGTCAACATGTCCGTACCCGTATTCACCCAGCCGTACAGAGATCTCTTCTTCGATCGTAACAGTGTCATCGGCAGCCAACCAAGCATCAACGGCAGGCTTCAACAACTCGTGAACAACAGACCCCAACCCCATACGCCAATAGTCAGCGGTTGACGGAGGGTCCGTCTTCTCTACTCCTGCTGTCTCATACGCCACCTTACGGGCACACATACCGGCCTGAGAGCCACGCCAACGCATGTCATCAGGGGTACTGGGTGCTTCGTTCCCGCCAGCACAATGCTCGGCTATACGGTGTACGAACAAGCGTGTGTCAGTCGTTGCTAATCTCATGTTTCTCCATTCACATTCGGTGTTCCCAATAGCATATCAGCAAGCACGGCTCGTAACGATCATCTCAGCAAGCACGGCTCGTATCTCATGTCTCAGGTCGGTTCGTGCTGCACTAGCAGAAGATGGTAGTGCTTCAAATTTCTCACCATTCCACATCATTGCCTTTTGAACAGCATCAATAAACTGACCCCCAAATGAACATGGTTCTGAAGTATCCAAGAATTCACTTAATGAATCCTTGATTACTTTAATACAGTTATCATGTATATCAGGCATATAGTAATCAATTTGATGTTGAAGATCACTGACTTCAACGTAATCACTGAGGTCTAGATTATCCTGAATTATCGTTACAAGATCACTGACTTCAACGTAATTACTGAGGTCTAGATTATCCTGAATTTCTGCATAATCTAGATCAACTTCAAATTCTTCAAAGGTAACACTAGCGTCACCTACTGTAAGTTCATGTCCCACAACTATCTCCATATCCATTCCACTTGAGTAAAAAACCCACACTACGAACCGTATTCAATTGTATAGGTCCATAGTGTGCCTTCATTTTATATACCGTGTTCTGAAATGTAACATCAGCAACAAAGTAATCTTTGTTTCTTTCAATCAACCACCAACTTCCATCACACCATTCATTCCACGGATACTTCTCTTTAATCCTCAGATCATTATCAGATCTAAGATCATGTACCTCTTTAAGCGTTAACCTCGTCGCCACGTAGCATCACCAAAGCCCTTTCAGCATACGGTGTCTTACCATTCACAGCCTTCGTCAACGAATTCTCACGAGCCTGCGCTGTAGACAGGAACTGACTGTTGATCTTGTGCTGCTCCGCACCCTGAATAGCGTTGTAAGCCAACCACTTCGTACCATCGAAGGACAGATGCTCCTGATCAGGACCATGCACACTACCAAACTCAGTACATTCCTTCTGCCAATGAGTCCTCATCGCACCACGATTCGCAATCATCCGCTTCTCCGCAGTTGCATGAAACTCCTGAGTCAACTCTCCATCCTTATCCTTCCTGAACGGAGGACGAGGCACAACCCGCTTGATCAACTCATCAAACTCACGGTCGGTGAACTCCTGATCCTTCAACACACGAGCCATACGTCCAACCTGCTCAGCACGCTCAATTGCCTGACTCAACACATGAACACGCTGCTCAAACGAAATGTCATGATTGATCGTATGCTTCACACTGAACAACGGAGTCTGACCAACCAACTGATTCGCACAGAACAACCTACCAATCAGATCAAACACCCCAGTAGCCCACTGTGCATTGAACGAACTAACCCACATCAACGACGGCTGAATCACATCACCATCACCTAGATCAATCGCTTCGCCAATCTCCTGAGTTAACGCCATGCGCTCACCCTTGCCGAACACCGTGCATGATGTCGTGCTATTCGGGAACATCTTCTCAGCCATCTCGCCTACCTGCCTGTAACTACCAGACTCAGCGAACGTACCTGAATGCAGACCCAATGGTTCATTGGTATCTGTACGACTTACCCACTTATACAAAGGTAAACCCATGTTCTTACCTGATTCAATTTCTGGCACTACGTTCGGACCGTATTTGCCTTCATCATCACCATAGTTCTTATACCCAGCAGGTGGGTAATAAACATCAAACAACGCACCAGCCTCTTCCATCACAGCCAACGCATTACGTGAATCAACATCCGTACTGGTGTTCAGCATCGGATGTGCATACGGTTCAGTATAACTAATCATTTGTATTTCCTTTTCTATGGTTACGAAGAGACTCAAGTCCCTTCCGATTAATTTCCTTCTGATCTTCAACCGATCTAACAGGAAACAACTTGTCAGGCTCCTCCAATTTCACCTTCGGGGCACCAGCCAACACATTACGCAAAGCAGCAATGAACCCTAAAGTACGTGCCTTATCCAACTCATTATGAAACGGTTTATGTTTAATAGAACTACTAAACTGATTCACTAATCTCTGAATCTCAGCCAACTTATTACTGATTGACAATGGTTTCCCTCACTCTCTCAGCCTCTTTACATGCTGCATCAAAAGCCTGCAACCTATTAGATCTATACTTAGGTAGATACCAAAACTTATCTCGTATATACCCAGTCAAACCACCACGAATAAACATTGCTTCTTCATGGCGATCATCCCTAGTCATCGCAGTCCAGATACATTCCTTCGTTACAGTACAACTAGCACACACAGTTGGTGTAACCTGTTTAACTTTCAACCCTTTACAATTGGCATCCCGCCACCAACTATCTAGGTTTAATTCACTTGGTGCTATCAGTTTCGTAGCCACGTAACCTCATAAATTCTCCTCGTGTCATCGTGTCATACACCAACGAGTTAGTAACAGAAGGCAACCGCTTAGATTCATCCCGCTTACCTCGCCGCTCCTTACTCCGACGCTTCAACTCTGCACGATAAGCCTTCTCGCATATCTTACAACGACACTTGAACTGTTTGTATGAATTAGAAACACCGTGCTTGAACCGACCCATTAGAAGTCAGGTTCAGTAGTAGCAGCAGGCTTACTTCCACCATTAAAGGCAGCCTTCTCATTCTTCGTAGTGGAAACAGTAGCCCAACGCATCGTCGGACCCATCTCCTTCACATTGATCTCAGCAAACTGACGCTTGCTTCCATCCTCCTGCTCAACCCGCCGGATCTTCAACGTGCCAACAACAACGACACGATCACCCTTACCCAACGACTCCGCTACATTCTCACCCATCTTATCCCAAATAGATAGATCAATGAACTCAACGGACTCCTGCTTCACACCATTCTTGTCAGTCCATTGCTTGTTAATAGCAACACCAGTGTTACACACCGATGAACCATTCTCAAAGTACCGCAACTCAGGGTCACGAGTCAGGTTACCCCAACCAATCCAATCGTTACTCATCACACATCACCTTTCATAGTTTCATCCAAGGGCTTCGACACCCTGTAGTGCCACACCCCACCTTTTACACGACGACTCTCAACATGATAGCCACCGAACTTCTGCTTACGCAGATCTCTCAACCGTGCAGACACGGAAGTCTCCGACCCCCCGACTGCCAACGTCAATGCAGGCACCGTCCACCAACCAGTATCCAAAGTCGCAGCCTTCACACGCTCCAACTGATTAGACAACCGTTCAAAGTCAAGGTGTGGCTGATATGTGACACCATCAAACATCATCATGATCGTTTCCTATCTATGTCAGTTGTTTCTTCATCATCTTCATAAGCGAACGCCATCTTCTCATCAAGCATAGCATTAGTTAGTTCATTTAGAATGGAGTAATCTTCATTCAAGGTTGGATGTCTATTAAGTATATCTCCCAAGGCTTCAGCCTCAGTATTGTTAAGTATAATAACTGTCATACTCTGATCACTTGTAACTAAAGCCATTACCAACCCTCATCTTTTATTCGATCAATCTTCACATCAGCATCAAACTCGGCAGCCAACTCTCTATCACATCGATGACAACCTTTATCGTCACAGTATTCGCATGGCTCATCATGCCCATCAGTTGCTGGCCCTTCTAACCATGCATCATAAGTAGCCCACGGATCACTCATCAATCGACTCCACCCACTGGTCCTTGATTACCTGCTCATGTGTTCGAGCAACCCTGTCATAATCAACCATTCGTTCTGTTGCACTAGGATTGTCGGCTATCTCCACCAACCTACGAACCAAAGCCCGATACATAACTTCCCAATCATCAATCATTAGAACGGCTCACTTTCCAACTTGTCCCTGTATGCATCAACCCAACGCTCTAGATAGTTATACGCCATCAAGATATTGGTGCGTGCCCTAGTCTCAGCATCATTCAAGTTGTCACCATGATACACGGCATCATGAATAGCACGAGTGCTACTCGTCAATAGATCCTCAATGATCTTAGCCATCGTGCCCCACCCCATCTCCTTGACAGGGAAGCGGTAGACCTCACTGATATCTGGAGCCTCAGTCATCATTCTCCTTAGCCCACTTAGCCAATGCTCTAGCAATAGCCTGTGCTTGAAAGCCACGACCACCGTAACTCCCATACTCATGATGTGTTAGACCACACTCATCAGCAATCCAGTAGTGAAAGTCCAAGCACCACACACCAACCATCTTCTCAACAGGGTTGCCTTCATTATCGTAGATCTGGTGCTTACCGTCACCACTCCATTGTGTGGTTTCTAATGACTTAGGTATATCGAAACCACGCTCAATAAAGTATTCGGGTGCAACAATGGTATGTCCATCACCATCAATAGCACCATTCTCTAGTCCTGCTCGGATCATTTCCTTTGTAACAGTCATTCATTTTCCTCCGGTTCATCATCTTCTAGATCCATATCCTTCAACTTGATAAGTAAAGCCCTCGCCATCTCAAACGAAATGGCTACCTCAGTACGGTAGTTGAACGTCATCTCCAACCGATTAGGAGTAAGATAAGTAGTCCTTCGTAGGGATACTGGACCTTTAAGTATAGTTACATCACAGTTATTTGCTTGTACTTCAGTGTGGTTTCGATAAGTACCACCATCTACATCACCACAAATGATATAACTCAACGCAATCTTATCTGACATGATATCTCCTTACGTTTACTTGATTCGAAAGATCGGTGTCTTCAACCGCTTCTTCAAACGATCCAACCAACTAGGCTCCGGTACCTCAAGAGCCTTGATCAACTCAGTACACCGCTGCTGTTGCCTAGCATTCTGCATCTGCTGATACAAACGCTGATTCCTATCTGAAATCACCCTGTCTCCTGTTCGTTATACAAGTGAGCAATCGCAACATTCTGCTGCTCAATCATGTTATGGAATGTCCTACAATGCAGAGGCCACAACTCCATAGGGCTTATCTGCTTACACCATAGCGCCTCGAACGCCTCATCCCTACCACAATCAGAACACACCCACACCGATGGTTCATCAGGCTCACGAGTCAACCGACTCAACGCATTGATATGAAGCGGTGTCATCATCGTGTGTTCACCGCAACGAGGACACATACCCTCACCCATTAGTTCGCACTCCTTGGTTCACCTGCTGGTACATACGGATTATCAGGAAACTCCTCAATCCCAAAGGCAATACCACGCACAACACCCATGTCATTCAACACTTCAGTCTGAATGTTACGACAGTTGCTATAGAACACAATCTGCCCATTACTATCCTCATCAAACTCAAGTACCATCATCAACGCTTTAGTAAGTTCGACGTTATCTTTATACTCAATCACCATTGCCATCCATTCCTCCCATGTATGCGTCTTGCTTTCCTTGCGTGGAGGTGCGGGGAATCGAACCCCGGTACCCAAGGATTACACATGATGATGACGAATCATGTGGTCACATGAGTCGAAACCTATTCACCCCCGTGCCGGTTAGCCAAAGGCTTTCCATCAGACGGGACCGGCAACTCCGCACCTTGTAAGCCCCAAGGATTAGGCCATCACGACTTATACCCCCGTGATGTGGGTACTGGTTGCGGGGGACGTAACCCTTCCGCTTAAGGGGACCAGTAACTCCCTATCCGTGTCCTTTAGAGGCAACACGGCGTACCTCTATTGCTATAAAGGGGACTTACACAGGCTTGAGGCGTAAAGTGGAATATCTAGTTCGCACCTATACCTCAATCTGGTTGTAGCCAGACCCCATGCGTCTACAAACGCACGGAACCTGATGCCCACGCACCCCCTACCCAGAGGGGTAGATAGGGGGTGCCGCTCGCAGCCTAAGGGCCTGTTTTCAGTCGCTGCGACGACCTTACTTACGAACTCGATTCCTCTTCAACAACTGCCTCAACTTGCAACCCGTCTTCTTCATACCTCATCACCTTGTCCCATAGATCAATCAAATGAAACTCATACAGATGCAAATTCTTCATCGCAACAGGCTTCTCAGTTGCCGTAAGAACCCACGGATACCAGACCTCATACTGTTGAGCCATACTCATACTACGCCACCACTTCAGCGCAGCCAGATAGTTATCACTTTCCATGACATTCTTCTTTCTCCAGATAAGATCAACTACATCTAACAAAGTAACAACTCGTGATCCAATCACTTCCTACTGCTGGTGCTCAGTGTGGCACTCGCAGTTGTCAGTGACCAGATAGTCACCTTCGATCGGGTCCTCTTCGAACGGGTCCTCCCGGTCGATCCTGTAGTTGATGTCGCAGAGCGGGCACTTGTGAAGCGACGAGGGGCTGTTGTAGTCCTTCAGCCTGTCCTCCCAAGTAATCGTGTATGAAACAGTCATGTCCTAATCCCTTTCTCTTTCATTACAACCGATGCTCAATAGCACCAATCAGATTCAAGAACACCCACGCAACCGACTCACCCACCACACGAACACGCTGCACAGAGTACTCATCACTCAACGGCTCACCCGCCACCCCAACAAACCCACCCTCAACCAGATCATTCACAATCTCAATCCGATATCCATCATAGTTAGTACGAAACAACACCATCATCAATCCTTTCCATACATCCACCACATATGCTTATAGTTACTCGGATACAATCAACGCAACCAAGTCAACCGCACCCCACATATCCGAAACATCCACCACGGATTCATACACGGCACAGGCCAACAACTATCTTTCATGTAACCAAACTTTATTTTCATCTACCCTCTTTCATATCATCAACTATTTAGGCTATCAATCCAACACTTTAGGTTATCAATCACTTGCTCGGTCAGGAAAAGCCGGGTATTTCCTCATCGTTCGCTTGCGATGAGGAAATGCCCTGCGATTGGCTCTTTTGCTGCGGTTAGGGGACGGTGGGCGGGTTCTCTGTCGCTGTTGCTACCGGGCACCCCGCCTCCCCCCCACGGATGGGGGGAAGGTAGGGCGTCGGTATCTGTCAGGCGCTGACCGGCTTCGAGTAAGAGGACATCCGGCGTGCCTTGTGAGCATCCCGTCGGTCCTCGTTGCTCATGAAGTCCCGCTTCAGTGGGTGGACGAGGCGGTACTGTCGCAACGCTCCCTGTAGGGCGGTGATGGCCTGTGCGGCCGGTTCGCTGTCGTCCGTCCCGCAGAAGTCCAAGAGGCGGCACTCCACGAACCCCACCGTTTCGTACTCCAAGTGAGGCTCCTCGGTGGGGACGCCCTCCCCGACCGACTCCCTCGGTGCACCGGGCTGGTCGTAGCGGGTGATCTCTGCGTACTTCACCCTCTGCCCCTTGCCGATGACCGTGAAGTAGAGGCACTCCTCACCCTGACGGTTCTCGGTGTCGGGATGCACGCCCGTCCTGATCTGGATGGCGTCGAAGGGAATCGCCTCCACGTTCTCGTCGTGGCTAGCGATTGCCTTCTCTCCGATGTTGGACTGCTGACAGGCGTCTGTCCCGACCAACTGCCAAGTGGTACACATGGCGTGGAGGATCTCACCCTCCGTGCTGGTGGCCTCGGCTTCGATCCACAACTTCGGATCGTCCTTCGCCATGTTCACGCACCCGTAGGAGTCGTTGCGAAGGGCCGCAACCTCCATGTAGCCGGAACCCATCGTCGCCCAAAGGTGGGCGCTGGACAGGATGCTCTTCAACATCCCGTACCAGATCGACCGACGAGTCTCGTCAGTCTCGGAGAAGGCCATGATGTCCTCCTCGTGGTTGTGTTCACTCATGTCTCATCTCTTTCTCTAGTGTATATTTGCTTCTACCCGGCAGGGCAGGGGCTTTCACCCCCACCCCACCAAGATCTCACACCTGCTACCAGGTTTGTAGGACACAATCACGCCACTGTGGTGCTATGGCAGGCCAAACTTGGCTGAGGCCGTCCCGTACTGGGCCAAGGTGCTCGTGAACGATGGCGCTGCTGACTCTGCGGATCGTGTTGCCGTGGAACTCCCAAAGCAGGCCGGAGTTCCCTCCAGACTCGTCACGGGCCGTCCGCTTACACGAGTTACAGAGGCAGAGGATGTAGTTCCTCACCTCATCATCATCATCCATCATCATCTCTCTCTCTTCATCCTGCGTGCCCCAACGACACACACTAAGACGGATCAAGCGCCTACCGGAGCGACTGTCAAGGGTTCCAGTTTCGTAACAAAGCGCAATCCTTTGTTACGAAATGATGACATCCCCTCATTGGGATGTCATCACCCAACGGGCTGCGTCCCTTGACCGGCGCGGAGGGCTAGGCGCTAAGATCCGGCGACTGTGTGTCCCCCGCTCACATGCTCTACGGCCTGTACGGACATCGGTATCTCTGTCCCTGCGGACAAGCCGAAGGTACCACCCACCCACACCCCCGAAACCAAAGGGAAGCCAAGCAACGAAACTACAGGTGTGTGAGGAGGCGGTGGTTTGTGTGTGTGTGGTGAAGTGTTGGTGTTTGTGGGGGTGGATGTGCCCTACCCCCTCTCTCTTAGTATGTGTCTGGTGTGTTTGGGGGTGCGTGGACACCGGGTGGGGCTTGTTTTTGGGTGTAGGCACCCCTTGGGTTCCCTCCGTCCGTTTGTAGGCACGGTTCGACCTGCATCTTCGACTGTGTTGGATGCTGCCCCTGCGCCTCTTGGCTTTTGTGCAGGGGGCAGTTGCCCTTTTGACGGGCGAACGTAACCTAGTTAGGGTTCGGCACTATCGTTTTATGTGGCCCGTGTTAGTGCGTCGCGGGTGTTGCGTGGATGGTAGCATGTGTGTATTGTTTTGGTAGTCTTGTTGTGTTACGGAAAGGTAACTTTTTCTTATGGCTGAGATGTCTAACTATCTGGAGACTAAGGTGCTGGATTACGTGTTGCGTAACACGGCTGATTGGGCTCCGACGGCGGTGTGGACTGCTTTGCATACTGCTGATCCGACGGATGCGGGTTCGGGTGCTGAGGTTTCGGCGGGTTCTTATACCTATGCGCGTCAGCAGACTGCGTTTAATGCTGCTCATGCGACGAATGGGAATACGGCGAATACGGATATTGAGACTTGGACGAATTTGCCTGCTTGCACGGTGACGCATATCGGTATTTGGGATGCGGAGACTTCGGGGAATCTGCTTTTTCACACGGCGGTTGATTCGAATAAGACGGTGGCGAACGGTGACACTATTTCCATTGCTGCCGGTGCGATAACGATTACGCTTGCCTGATGGCTACTGCATTCCCCGGCGCGCTTGATACTTCCACTCAGCAGCCTTCTCCCAGTTCAACCACGGACCTTGACGCGACCGGGTATGAGCATGACACGGTTCATACGAATCATTCCGGTGCGATTATCGCGTTGGAAACCAAGTTGGGTTTGACTGATTCGAACGCTGCTGCGAACGCGATGCTTGTCGGGTCGGGTACGTCTACTACTTCGTGGACGACTTCTCCTACGGTCACTGGGACGTTCACGGCGGGTGTCGCTGTCGGGCAGGCCGTTGATCTGGACCGCAAGACCGCCGATTACACGCTGGTTTTGACGGACGCCGGGAAGGTCATTGAGATCAACAGTGGGTCTAGTGAGAATGTGACGATCCCGCCGAACTCGTCGGTTGCTTTTCCGGTCGGCACACAGATCGTGGTTGTCCGGTTGGGGGCTGGTGCGGTCGTTATTGTTGAGGGTTCTGGTGTGACTACCCGGTCGGATGGCGACAAGAACAAGATCAAGTCGCAGTATTCGTCGTGTGTGCTTATCAAGCATGAAACGAACGAGTGGTACATCTTCGGTAATCTGGATTCGTAATGGTTTTCTCCCAAGCCTTGTTGGGGGCTATCGCTGGTTCTGCTGGCGGGTTCGAGTATTCAACGACGGGTTCCCCTTCAACGGGAACTGACGGCAGTTACACATGGATTAGGTGGAACGGTTCAGGGTCACTCGTCGTGACGGCTGGCTCCATAAGCGCCGACTTCTTCATTCTTGCGGGTGGCGGTGCGGGCGCGGTTGGTGGTGGTGGTGCTGGCGGTATGCAGACTGCTACAGCGACCCTGACTGCTCAGACGTACACGGTGACGGTTGGGGGAGGTGGGTCAGGCGCTGGAGTGAACTCTGGTGCTGGCGCTGCTGGTAGCAACTCGTCTGGATTCGGTACTACGTCCACGGGTGGCGGTGGTGGTGCTGGCGGCGGCGGCGGGCAGGCCGCTGGATCTGGCGGTTCAGGCGGTGGCAAGTACGGGGG